GAAGTGCACGAGCAAATGCAAAATCTTATCAACGTTCCATGTATAGCGATGCAAAAGGATGCAAGCTGTCCGGATAATTTAATTTATCAGTTGGGCTGTGATTGCAATTTTGCGTGGCTTAACTGGAAGTTTACAACCGGGACTACAAAAGATGGCGTAAAGGGATTTGCAGTAAAAGTTGATTATGATGGCGCCATACAATTTTACAATGTAGCGGGCGGACCAGAACTAATGGCTGATTAGAGATCCAATTCCCTATAAAACACACCTGTAACCAAGATCCCCTGCAATTCTGCGGGGGATTTTTTTATTTGCTATCTTCGATGTGCGAACAGTTTTACGAATAGCCCAACCACCTTATGGTGGCTGGCACGGCATTGTAAGTATGCCATGGCTATTCGTAGCTGTTCGCCTGACCAGCCACTACTTTTATGGGTAAAAAAATTAATGACCAGGGAGATCTTGAAGATGATGAAGAGAACCTTGATGAGGAGATAAGAAAAGCACAACAGAAAGAATTAGCGGAGCTGTTGCGGATGCTTAATAAAATAAAAAGTTTTCTGCTGGAATATTATAAACCGGTTGAAGATCTTACGGACCCGGGTGCCATACATTTAAGCACTGCAGAAATACATCAGCAACTTTATTCTTTTTATCCTACACAGGAATTAACAGCATCACTGGTGGCCAGTTGGCTTAATGCTGCAGGTTTTAAATTCTATGATTTTGGTATGATGAGATTTGAATGGATGCTGAAGAAAGTGTAATTTTATTACTGATGATTAAGCGAACAATTTTTGTTTTAAAATTTATTCCACTTACAGTTGGGATGATATTTTTTTCAATATTAACGCCTTTTTCATATATATTTTTTGGAAAGAGCCTGGTCTTTTATTTCATTGATACATTCTTTGATGATGAGGGCTTTCCAAAATAAGTTATAATATAACCATGGCACGAGAATTCCCACGTTTTTTATTTAGCAAACGCACACGTGTTAAACATCCGGGAGCATGGATAGTACATACACTGCATCCACAATTTATTGCAAAAGCTTATTTAGATTTTGATGAAGTACCTCAGGTAGATTTATTACAGGTTTTTAGTCCGCTGGTACCTGCTACTGATCGCACTGTTACTGATGCTTTTGATGCGATGAAGAAATGGTTTAATGCGCAATTATTATCAGGAGATATTCAGATTTAATTTGTCCTTTATCAGGCGCACGCCTGCACCTATTTTGCATGAATGCTGGAAACATTACGTGCATGGCTTAATGGAAAAAGAGATTATAACACCGGTGTTGCGCTGTATGCACAATTAGGGGCCAATAAAGAACTGCTTGCACTTTTAAAAAAAGGTGCCAATGAATTTCGGGAGAAGCGCCTGCATGAAGAGTTATTAATAATTTGTAATGAATTAAAATCAAAAAAAAATGGCAAAACAATATTACCGGAAACCTGTATGGATAAAGGCGCTGCCGGAAATAATAAAAGCACTGGAGAACCAAAGAGCGATAACAGAAATGGGGAAGTGGGGACCATTAGAGCAACCGAAACCGAGAAGACCATTGACAATAATGCCAGATCAATTATTTTGGATCGCTCCACCTCCAGTAGTAATCTTCCCGTAAACTTAGAACTCTACAACGCCTGCAAAGCAGCCGCTGATAAGAAGTACAAAGAAATAATGAATTTGCGTACCAGGCTTTTTATTCTTGCTGAGCCTGATGAATTTTCCAATCCAAATACTGCAGAAAAAATAAATGCAAGAAGTAAACTTGCATTAGATGTTGTGCTTGGCCAACATGAATACTCACGCCTTTATGATGTTGCTGACTTTGTAAAATTACATGGCCGCCTTCCTGATCAGGAAGAAGGTGATGAAAATATTGAGCCTGTTATCCCGGATCATCTTGTAAAAGAAAAATTAGATAATGCACGCAAAGCTTTTAATAAATTAAAACGCAGAGAACAAACACCGGCGAGAGTTGCATTGCTGCAGCAACATACAATAAACATTGAAAAACTTTTACCACGATGGCGTTCGTTACAACTAAAATAAATGAGAGCGTGCAGGATGCTGCAGACTTTATTAATGCATCCGGAGAGTGCGCTGATTTTGCTCACCGGCACAAACGATGAGCCTGGATCTGTTTAATAAATCAAAAATTAAAATGCTCGATCGATGAAAAAAGATGTGATAAAAGTATTGGAAGAAAAGCGTGATCAGATTGCAGCCGGAACAGAAATGATTGTTGCTAAAACCCGCGACTGGCAAGTGATTGTCGCGTACATGAATAACAGGTTTAATGAGATAGACCTTACACCTGAGCAGCAGGAAAAATTAAAACGATATCAATACATCCACGCAGAATTAAGCAGCTTTAAATATACAGAGCAGGAAGTGATCATCCAGGTGATGAATATGTTTGATGTGAAAATTGTGCAGGCTTACGAAGATCTTAATTCCACCAAAGAAATATTTTCGAAAGTGCTCAGCATTAAAAAAAGATTTGAACAAAAGATGCAGTACGAAGCCGCAAAAAAAGTGTTGCACAAATGTGAAGAGCTTCAGGATTTTAAAGCGTATGCTGCGGTGCATAAAAATATTGTGTTGTTGCTTAGAGATATTCAGGAAGAGGAAGATAATGCCGGAGAATTATTTGATGGCCATACTTTTGAAGTGGTTGTTGATCCGCGTTTGATAGGGGCTCCAAAAGTTGATAGAAAAGCTGTGTTGGATGCTATTAATGCAAAGAGATCCAAAAAAATAAATGCATCAATTTTTGAAGACATCGATCATGAAGATGTGAAATAATTTCTATGAAAAAACAAATGCATTATAATGTTCCGCAAGTAAGGAGCATGATGATTGCGGCAGCGATTGAATACATTGTTCACGGTAGAGGCACCGGTAAAACTGTTGGGCCACTGGCATACAAAAGCGTAAACAAATATGTTAGGACAATGCCACGCGGCACTCACGTGATCCTGGGTGCAACTTACACACAGGTACTTACAAGAACTTTAAAAGAATTAATTCGCGGATGGCAAATGCATGGTTATGTTTATGATCATCATTTTATTGTTGGCAAAAGGCCAACTGATAAATGGAAGAAGATGTGGAAGTGGAAAGGACCTTATGCGCCTCCGGAAGATTATAAAAATTATATCTGTTGGTGGAATGGTGCCATCAGCCAAATCGTTAGCCAGGCTAATCCTGGATCCTCGAATGGTATGAGCATCGATTCAATTATTGGTGATGAATTAAAACTTATAAACAGAGAAAAATTTCAAACAGAATTGTTGCCGGCAAATCGTGGGATCATTCCTGCGTTTGCAAATAATCCTTATCATCATGGAATGACTTTTACAACCGATATGCCTGTTGGCACTGCAGGCCGGTGGATATTGGACATGAGAGATAAAATGGATAATGAAAAAATTAATGAGGTGTGGAAAATGCTTGCAGTGCGGTATGATATCACAAATGATATTAAAAAAGAAACGGATAAAAAAATACTGAAGGAATTAAATAATGATTTGTTCCTGGTTGATGATGAGCTTAACGAATTACGCAAAGGATTGCTTTATTATCATGAAGCTTCAACATTGGCAAACATTGATGCGTTGGGCCTTGATTACATTAAAGAGCAATTGAGAACATCAACACAATTTCAATTTGATACACAAATTTTAAATATCCGTCCATTAAAAATGGAAGATGGATTTTACCCGGACTTTGACGAAGAGGTGCATGGTTATTTTGCAGAGAATGAAGATTATTTTACTAACCTTGAATATGATCCCTTCTCCACTGTATTGGATTGCAGGAAGGATAAGGACCTTAATACAAACGCTCCACTGCATATTGGCATGGATTATAACAGACGCATACATTGTATCTCTGTTGGGCAGGAGACGGCTAATGAGGTACGTTCTCTCAAGGGCATACATTGTTTGTACCCGGAGAAGCTTAAGGATGTAGTAGAGAAGTTCTGTGTGTACTATAAGGCACATAAACGTAAGCTGGTGTACTATTGGTATGATCATACAGCAGTGGGTGATCAGCATGAGACACGGATATGCGATGATGTGATAGCAATACTACGTAAGCATGGATGGGTAGTTATTCAAATGTACATTGGCCACCAACCAGGGCATGAAGAGAGATACAGGATGTGGGGAGATTTGCTAACGTTTAATGGTAAGTATAAGCAAGCGTATAAGATCAATAGAGAGAACTGCAATAAACTAATACTCTCAAAATGCCAGGCACAGGCAGAGCAGCGTAAGGATGGCTTTGGCAAGGATAAGAAGAGTGAACATGATCGTAACTTTCCTGCCGAAGAATCTACTCACTACACTGATGCCGAGGATACATGGGTCTTTGGTATATTGGAATCTAAGATGAGCTTCAGCACTGGGTCTGGTAGTGGTGGTAGTATTATACTTGGGTAATGTTGGGTGTTGCTTCGCCCGGGCTTTCCATTACTATCTCTCACTGCGTTCAAGGATATACATTACAATCCCTAACACAAACAACAATGCAACATGGTGGCTTCGCCTTACATAGGGGATACCTCGGGCTACGCCCAACGTAGGGAGGCGTTTCCGACATCCTGTCATTTTGTCTTAGCGAACGTAGGGAGGCGTTTCCGCCATCCTGTCATTTTGTCTTAGCGTTTGCGACAGCCTGTCATATTTGCCTGCCATTTTGTCTTGGCGTGCGCTCTTACCCCTTTGGGCGGGGGCTCGATTCCAGTTTACGAAAACGAAGTTTTGAAAAAAGAAAAAAATAATCGTTTGAGCATCAATGGAATGCGTAAAAATAGAGCGAAATAGGCAAAATAACTGTCCTAAAATTTGCATAATATATTTGTCCTTTTCACCTCCCCACAGCTAATTTACTTTAGCCGAATGGCATTAACCTTAAAAGAAGCTATACAACTTTTAGAATCCGGAGACTGGTTAAAACACCTGCGCTTTATCACTGCAGATATAAACAAACGTGTCGGCGGCAAGGTTGTAGAATTTAATAAATGCAGAATTGCCAGGCATCAGGACACACCAAAATCAACCAGCAGTACTCCTGCACCCGGCAGATATGCATCACGTATAACACGGGATCCTCAGCACAGTACCCATTTCACACGTAATATTGAATTAGCTAACCGCGAGATCCGCAAAGTGCATCCAATTATCATTACCCACATAAACCACCAGTCTATCCTATGAACGAGTACTACGACGGCCCGGTAACCTATTTAGAACAAAGCGAAAGCGCAGTATATTTCTCCCGTGAAAGCGTTACTGCCGGTACATTTCAGGCAAACAGCCAAAAAAACGGAAGTGCAGATTCTACAGCGATCATCATTCGCAAACTGCAAAGCCAGATAGATCTTGCTTATTGGGGAGAAGATAACCGGTTTCCTCAAAATATTGTACGCCAAATGGCTTACTGTGGCATTGGCCAGTACGGGCTTGATCGTAAGGCCCGCAAACTGTGGGGCAATGGCATTATTCCCGGAAAAATAACCGGCTACGATGCTAATGGCACAGAAATATTTGTTCCCTTAAAACCTCAAAAAAATTCACCGGTATACAAATATTTCAACGACCGTAAAACACTTCGTTTTTGGCTGGAATATCTACAGGATTGGGCATGGTTCTCCAATTGCTTCCCCGAAGCAATTCTCAGCAAGGATTGTAAAACAATTACCCACTTCGCACACCAGGAAAGCTGCGATTCCCGGTTCAGGCAAATGAATGATGCAGGGAAAATTGAATACATGTTCCTCTCAAAAATTTGGGGCCTTTCACGTGATCAGTTTGCAACATTCGACCCAGATAAAGCCATGAAGGGCCTGTACACAAATCAGGAAAATTTTAGCGAAATAGATAATAAATATATCAAGAAGCTTGACTGCATCGATATGTACGATTCGGTTAACAGCCTGAAGGAAATTGCAAAAAAATTAAAATCAAAATCGGGTTTAAAATCTGCAATTCTTCCCGTTAATTATCCTTCACCAAATAAAACATATTACCAGGTGCCGGTATGGGATGGAGCACGCCTGGGCGGTTGGGTTGAGATTGCATGTAAAGTTCCGTCACTCATTAAAACGCTTTACAACAAAGCATTTAAAATAAAAAATCACATCGAGATCCCATCATCTTACTTTCCTGAAAGATTTGGCGAAGAAGCCTGGGCAGCAATGAAGGATGACGAAAAAATCAGGAAGAAAAAAGATGTGCTCAAAGAAATGGATGAATTCCTCTCCGGGGATAAAAATGCTTTCAAAACATTCGTAAGCATATTCCAGGTTGATAATATAACCAAAAACGAATACGCACGCATAAAAATCACGCCGATAGAAGATAAAGCAAACATCGATAACGATATTATTACCGGCTCTGCAGCTGATACTCAAATATTAATTGCGATGGGCCAGAATCCCACTATTTCAGGCGCAGGTAAAGCAGGATCAGGACAGCAACGCAGTGGCGGATCAGATATCCGCGAAGGCGACCTGGTAGAAACTTCAGTGCTAAATCTTGAGAGAAATGTTTTTATGGAACCGCTTTACCTCATGCGTGATTTTAACCGCGAAGTAGGTGGTATTAGCGAATGGAGCGAAGATCTTGTCTTCCGTGTTCGTGATACCGTATTAACCACGCTGGACACCGGTGCCGGAACAAAAAAAGTAGTTAGTTAAATATTCTTTGCCTTCTCCCCTCTCCTTTGGAGAGGGGCCGGGGGTGAGGTTAAATAAAGCACACATGTTATTCAAAGACAAAAATAAACTCGCCGAATATGCAGCCATTGTTGGCACAACAAATTTTGCGGCCGTAAAACCTACAATCGAAACTGTTGAAGAGCAGGAGCTCGTTCCCTGGATCGGAGAAGAGCTGTATGATTACATAAATAGCCAATACACAGATGCAGCCAATGAAGATGCATTAGAAGCTCCTGAAAAAGATCTGCTGCATAAATGCCGCCGCGTAATTGGCCCCTTTTTATGCTATTATTTCGCTCCTAAAAGCGATGTGCAGCTTGATGAATCAGGAATGCGCCGTAATGAGACCGGAACTGTAAAAACAGCCTTCCAGGAACAGCGGGAAAACTTTTTAGAACAAAATTTAAAAGAAGGCGAGCTCGCTGTTGAATCATTACTCCAGTTTCTCGAGAAAAATAAAGCCAACTATCAAACATGGGTTGAAAGCGATTCATTTAAAAAATACCGCAAACTTTTTATAAAAACAGGCAAAGAATTTCAGAACCTGTTCCCATCGGCCAGTCCCTTCCGCAATTATGCTGCAATGCGGCCTAAAATGATGGAAGTAGAAGAAAATATCATCAGAAAAGCCCTCGGAAACGTGCTTTTTGATGCCCTAAAAACCAAAGATGCAACCCAGGAACAGGGCTTTTCTGACGGCGAAAAAGTGCTGCTGGAAAAAATAAAATTAGCCATCGCCCATTTAACAGTAGAGCAGTCAATTCCTTTCTTAAATATCCGCCTCGACGGCAGCGGATTTACCGTTGCAAGCACTTCCCGAACAACAAATAACCAATTAAGCAGCAGAAATGCTGCTCCCGATAATGCAGTAAGCCTTTTACAAAAAAGTTGCGAGAGATCCGGCGCTATTTGGATAGCAAATACAAAAAATTATTTAAATGATCCTGAAAATGCCGGCGTATTCACCGGGTGGCCGATAGCAGTAACAAAAACAAAGTGTACCGATGAAACGGATCGGAATGGTGCAGGCGCTTATGGTTTTTTATAAAAAATAATCTCCTCCGTTTCCCCCACCGGGGGATAGGGGGCTTCTTTTGCATTTGTCCTTTTTAAAAAAGTAAAATAAAATCATTTTTGAAAAACCATGCCAACAGTAGTACTTCCTAAAAAAGTTAATGAGCTTGATCCGCTTCCGGATTTTGAAAATACAAAGTTGCTTGTTGTTGCAGATCCTGTTACCGGGAAAAGTTACAAAGCAACAATGGCGCAGCTTAAAGGTTTGTCCAGGGAAAAAATAATTTTTAATAACGATGGCTCATACACATTACCTGCCGGAACCTTACTAATAAAATTAATCGTAATCCTCACCGGAAATTTTCTTTTAAACATCGGCAATTCAGCCGGCACACATGAAATCTTAGAAGACTATAAAATAGTTGATCAGGATGTAATCGCCATCGACATTTTCGCATTAACGCCCCGCAATATTTATTTCAGCGGCATCACCGGTAACGGCCCAGTAACAATAATTTTTATAAAAAGTATCGAATAACCATGAAAAACTGTTTCGCAAAAACATTCGCAAATATCTTCTCCATTTCCTTCCCCCTCAGGGGGAAGATAGAAGGGGGTTTCTTCCTTCGCACAACTTTCTTATTTCTTATTTCTTATTTCTTATTTCTTATTTCCGCCACAGCCCAAAACGGCGGCCAGTTCAACAAGTTAATTGTAAAGGATAGCTTTAAGCTTGGCAACACCTGGTACACCACATTTACATTTGGTGGCGGCATCACTGATACAATTCCCTTGCACGATGAAATTTTTGCCCGTGCGCTGGATAATGCAGTTGTGCATCTCTCCGGCACCGAAACCATCACCGGCATAAAAACATTTTCGCAATCACCAAAAACAATTGCACCGGCTGCAGGTGACAGCTCCACAAAAATCCCGACAACAGAATGGGTGATGAAACAAATTGCCAATGGCCCAACCATTGATGTTTCCGGAAAATTAAACAAGAGCGATAGCAACACTATTTATTATCCCGCAAGTAATCCACAGCATTTTCTTACCACGGCAAACGAAACTGATCCTACAATACCTGCATGGGTAAAATCAATTGCTAATGGAACGGCAGTAAATCAATATCTTGGCTTTAACGGCAGCGCCTGGATAGCACGGCAGATACAATTTACAGACATTGCTTCGGTAATGAGCTTCCCTTATGTTGCCAATAGGTTCCTTAATGGCTATGGCGCATTTACGCCATTAAACACTGACAGTGTACCGGAAGGGCCTACAAACAAATATTTTACAAATGCCAGGGTAGCAACATACGGCGATGCACATTATTACCCACTCTCATCAAATCCTGCAAATTATTTAACGGGCACACCATCGGCTCTTACAAAAACAGATGATACAAATGTTACTTTAACGTTAGGTGGCACACCATCAACATCTTTATTACAGGCTACATCTTTAACGTTAGGCTGGACAGGGACGTTAGCAGATGGAAGGATTAC